AAATTGTTTGAAACGGAAAAGCCGGGGCGCGACTGGGGCCACGCTGCGCGTGATTACGCGATTCAATTCATTTCCCCTGAAAGTAAATACGTTGTTTTCGGATCGACGGACAATTATTATATGCCGTTGTTCTTTGAATTCATGGTCAAGCCGTTCCTTGTACGGCCTGAAATCGAAGCGACGTATTGCAACATGGTCCATAATAACTTTGCATGGGAAAAGATGGATTGTTCGATCAGGATGGGCCGGATTGATTGCGGGAATTTTATGACAAAGACCGAAAATGCCCGCGCCGTCGGATGGAAACATCGCCACTATGAGGCGGACTGGGCGTACATTCAGGAAATACAACAAAGATTCTGTAAAAGTCCGATGTCTTTTTACAAAGTGGATAAAATTTTATTTGTGCATAATTGAGGGGGATCATGAAGCCTAAAAAAAAACAAGCAACCCTGGGTCAATTGATTGAAATTGCGAAAGGTATGCCACGAAAACGACGCCGGGACTTTTGCAAAAAGATCGGGATTCCATACCATCTTGTCGCAATCTCAAAAGCTGAAAACGATGAACTGATAAAACGTCGTCAACCGAATATGATGCGGGCCTATAAAGTGGTGGGTAACAATGAAAAATAAAATTTTTATCGCGGGTGCTGCCGGGATGGTTCCTAGTTGGATGGCAGATTACTACGTTGAAAAACACCCTGAAATGAAGGTGTACGGCGCGGACGACTTTTCGGGATCGTACTATGAAAATGTAAACCCGGATATAGATTTTACCGAAATGGACTTGCGGGTCTATTCCGACGTAAAAGATTACTTCAAAGAGAATTTTTCTGACGGGGAACTTGACACGGTTGTTATCGGGTCGGCGTCGGCCCAGGAAATCCGTTCGTACTTTTCGCCGGTCTATAATGCAAGCGTCAACGATGACACGGCAAAAAATGTCATAACGTGTGCCGTGGAATGTGGGGTCCGCCGTATCGTGTTTTTTTCTTCCATGGCTCGGTATGGCAATGGCATGATTATCGATGGTAATGGAGACATAAAGCTAATGCAGCCAGTCCCGTTCCGGGAATATTACATCCCGGCCCCTGGGGACCCGTATGCTTGCTCAAAAGTCTATATCGAAACATTTATCAAGGCCCTGGCTAAAGTCCATGGGTTTGAATACACGATCATCGTACCGCATAACTGCTTTTCACCCCGTCAATACGTTGACCCGTACCGAAATTTTATCGCCATATGGATGAATTTGATCCTTATGGGGAAAGACTGCTATATTTACGGCGACGGCAGAAGTCAACGGGCAATATCATGGGTCCATGATTTTAACCCGGTGATATGTGAAGCGGCGTTCAGCCCGGCGGCAAAAAATCAAATGTTCAATCTCGGCGGCGATGAGCAGCACACAATCAATGAGTGGTACGACATGGTGTGCCGGGTGACGGGCCATGACAGCCCCGCTATTCATATCGCCGGTCGGCCCGGTGAGGTGAAAGACGCCTTTTGTACGCACAGGAAAGCTGAAAAATTCCTGGGATTCAAAAACACGGTCAACGTGGAAGACGCCCTGGCTGAAATGTGGGAACATTTTCAAAAAAAAGGCGTCCGTCCGTTCAAATACATTAATGAGTTTGAAATCAATTCTGAAAAAATTCCCGAAACATGGTCAAAGAGGTTATTTTAATGAAAATCAGATATTTTTGCACAAATCCCCATAACGCAATTTCATGGTATCGGGCCGCCGGGGTCCTCGAAAAGCTGAAATATATCGACCCGTCAATTCAGGTCCATTTAACGGATCATGTTGACTGGCAGTCATTCATTGACGCCGATGTCGTGTATATCCAAAACCCCTACGACTGGGCGCAATACATGGCGGCGGTATTTGCGAAAGAAATGGGGCTGCCGGTGTGGGTCGATTACGATGATGATGTCCTGAACATTGCGAATACGCACCCCCGCTTTGTCGATTTTTCCGCGATTACGGTTAAGGAAGTGATATGGAAATCCCTCGAAATTGCCGATGTGGTGACGGTCCCGACGGCGGCCCTGGCCCTGACCGCACGGGAATATAATAAAAATGTCGTTATCGTTCCGAACGCCTTTAATGATTATAACCTGACGATCCCCAAATGCAGTAACCAGACGGATGTTATCGCATGGCGGGGCGGTGACACGCACTGGGACGACCTTGACGATCTCCATGACGCGTTTAAGGCATTGAGTTATGAACATCCAGAATGGTCTTGGCATTTTATCGGCCTTGATGCCGATACGAAGCACATAACCAGGGATATGCCGAATTCCTTTGCCGTTGCGGGGAAACACCTTTTGCCCTTGATTACCTGTTTTCAGAAAATGAGCGACGCAAAACCGGCGGTTTTTATCCATCCCCTGATTGATAACCTATTCAACCGGGCGAAAAGCAATATTTCATGGATTGAAGCCACGATGTCAGGCGCAGCCACGCTTATGCCCGCGCTACCAGAATTCGACCGGCCCGGTGTCGCGGTGTATTCATCGGTCAAGGAATTTGAAGAAAGCATGAAATTACTCATGAAAAATGACGATCTCAGGGAAAAACTTTTCCAGGAAAGCAGGCAATACATCCTTGACAATCTCAAATTGTCGGAAGTAAATAAAAGGCGTGTCGATATCGCACACATTTTAACCGGGAGGGTCGCGCTATGAAAAAGATACTGTTTTTTATCCTTATTTTTTCTCAGGTCGTTTTCGCGGAACGGATCATCGAACGGAAGGAAATCGACGCCGGATTGAGGGGAACATGGGTGACGCTCTATGAATCGACGGACAAGGGCGCAAGCAGCCATGAATACCAGACCATGTTCCAGGTGTATAATGACAAAATCGTCTTTGCCGATGGCGGGCCGTACAATATTTCATATGTCAGAATTATAAAAGACGGCGGGTTTGTCCATCATGGCGTTTTTCTTGAACAGGCCACGTTTTTTATCGTTATGACCGATCAAAACAAAGAAGGATACTTCATGGTTCAAATAATCATGAGAGCCGACAATGAAGAGCGAGGCCGATGGCTTGCAAGGAAAATACAATGAAAAACGTGGATATGATTGTCAATGGCAACATTCTGGAAATCAAGATTGACCTGACAAAGAACTTCGGGCCGTCGGCTTCGGGAAAAACGGAAATAATCGCCACGACTGCCGGGAATGTTTCAATCCCGGACAATGATGATGTAAAAATAGGCTTGAATATTTACAAAAAGAAGGTATAATGTGACTAGTGGCAAAGCCTGTAAGATCGGCCTATTGCGAAAAGAGGGTGAAGTCAAAGACAAGATTATCTTGACGTTGATGAAAATAATATCAGAGAATAAAATCAAAGTCCCTGATATCATCCTCGAAGCATTGTTCCAATTGTACGGAAAGGATTATGAAAAAGCAAAAAGAAAAGAAGACGCCGACAAAGAAGTCAACACGGACCCTGACCTTACAACAAAAAATGTTTGTTGAAGAATATTTCAGGTGCAATGGAAATGCGGCAAAGGCATATCGGGAAGCGTTCGGGGTAGAAAAAAAATCCTATTACCTCGGTTATCAGTTATTAAAAAAACCGATGATCCAGGAAAAGATTGAAGAGCGATTGAGCGAATTGTGGCGGGTCCGTGACCTTGACCACGCGAAAGGTTTGATTTTTAAAAAACTGTTATCCATATCAGATGCAAGTGTGGATGATGTTTTCAAAGATGATTATTCAATAAAAAAATTGGGCGATATCCCCCCGGAAGCCGTTTTCGCCATTAAAAAGATGAATGTTTTACGGACGGAAACGACGGTTGGGGATAACGCCACGGTTGTAGAAACGCGAATATCCGTCGAAATGCACGATAAATTGAAGGCCATTGAAACCATGGCGAAGATAATAAAAATTCTGGATTCAAAATCTGAAGATAAGGACATTGAGATTATTTTAATCCCAGCTGAACGGCCCCAGGAGATTGAAGACAATGAGCAGCCCGTACACTGACTTAGGAGTCAATCCGAACGCCACGCCTGGGGAAATAAAACGGGCGTATCATAAAAAGGCGAAGGAATTGCACCCCGACAAAAAGACCGGGAACGACGAAGAAATGAAAAAAGTCAATCGGGCGTATGCGATATTGAAAGACGCCACGATGCGGGACTATTACGACAAATACGGAGAAGAAAAGAAAACCAACGAAAATACGGCGAAATCCATGGGGATTGCGGCGGGGATCGTCCAGGCCATAATCGATCAAACCCCTGGCGACGTGAAATTTTTTATTGATTCATTGCGGGCGCAATGGGAGCGTGAACACGGCATGAATGTCCAGGCACAAAACAACATAATCGCAAAACTTGAAAAATTCAAAAAGAGAATTATTCAATCCCCCCAGGGCAACGATTTCATTTCATCGATCGTTGACGAACAAATACGGCAAGCCACGATCAATATTAAAAATATCGAAGAGGACTGGGAATGTCGAAAAATGGCGTTCACCCTGCTTGATGGATATCGATTTACCACAATGGCAGACGGAGGCCCATCGATAATGATTCGGTTTAATACGTCCACTACCATATGATCTATGAAGTTAAAAATAAATCTCAAAGGTTTTTACCAGTCATTAAATAAAAAATTCTGGTTGTTCTTTGAAAATAAATCGTTCATCCGTATTTCATACGGGGGAGCCGGATCAGGAAAATCGTTTTCTACGTTTCAAGAAATGATTTATAAAATTGTCGTGGAGCCCGGACATAATTATCTTGTTTTGCGGAAAGTGGCGAACACGAATCGGGTGTCAACGTATCCATTGACTCAGCAAATCATTTCAGCGATGGGGTTGGACAAAGTTTTCAAGGAAAACAAGTCGAATATGTCATTCACGGTCAAGCATAACAAGGGAATGATCGTATGTCGTGGCCTTGACGATATTGAAAAAATAAAATCAATTACGTTTCCGAATGGCGTCTTGACCGATATCATTATTGAAGAGGCAAGCGAAATCACGCAGGCAGACCTGAACCAATTGATTGTACGATTGCGCGGTATGGCGATAGTGCCGTTTCAAATAACCTTGCTTTTTAACCCGATATCTGACCAACATTGGATTAAAAAAGAATTTTTCGACCTTCAATCATACCAGAAAAAATATAGCGTTTATATCTTAAAAACGACGTACAAAGACAATGCTTTTCTGAATAAGGAATACAAAGAAACACTAGAAGGCATGGCGGACATCGATTATGAAACGTATCGTGTGTACTGCCTAGGAGAGTGGGGCCATTACGGGAATCTTATATTTACCAATTGGTCGGTTATGCCATGTCCGTACCGGGAAGAGGACTTCGATTCTATTTATTGCGGCATGGACTTTGGATTCCAACATCCCTCTGTTATTGTTAAAATAGGATTCAAAGATGGGGCAATGTACACCTACAATGAATTGTGCTGTGAACAAAAAACAAACATGGAGTTTATCGAATTAAACAAAGAATTTAATATTCTCATGAAAAATCAACAATGTCGCGCAGATAGTGCGGAACCGGCCCGGATAAAGGAGTGGGTTCAAAATGGGCATAGCGTCATTCCGGCGACCAAAGGGAAAGACAGCGTATCACGAGGTATTGATTTTATAAATTCACAGAAATGGTTTATCGATCCAATCTGTCAACGGACGATCCAGGAGGTTCAAATGTATCATAGAAAAACGAAAAAAGATGGATCGGTATTGGAAGAGCCGGTTGACATCTTTGATGATGCCATAAAATCACACATTTATGGATTAGAGCCGTTGTCAAAAAGCCAGGGGCCTCCTGGGGTTCTATCTGGCACAATCACGGACCAGAAAAAGAAATTGATTCAAGCGAAAGCAGAAGAACGACGGAAATTCAAAGAGGTATTGAAAGCCCGCCGAAGAGCGAAAAAAGAGATTGACAAAACAGAAAATATGAAATAGGGGTGGAGCATATGAAAAGCCAACGGATAGGAAATTTTACTATCAATTACGACGACATTTATTATATTACCTATGCAGGGGGAAAACGTCCTTTACCGGCGAAAGATCAAAAGGAATATGACCGGGCTCTATCCCTTCCCTGGGAAGCGCAGCGGTACGAATTACGGCGGATCGGGCCGGACAAAAATCCGAACGTCGTGCCGATCAAAGGAAAATTGATTATCGAATTCATCAAAGACGGGAAATTCACCCCTTTCTTTGATTCTTTTTTTGAACGGACCCACATGATACAACTTTCTGACATGGTGGTCTTTGAGTCGATGAAAACGAAATCCTATGAAATGGCCCTCCGGGGCGAATAACACAAAGGAGTAACGCATGAAATTTCGGGAAGCCTATGATAAGGCATTTGAGATTGAGCAAAGCGAAAATCGCGGATTGCAAGGCATAAGTGAAAACACGGCCCGGATTGCAGCGTTCGTGTGGAACATGATCGCCGTCGCCAACGGAAATTTTGACGACGTGGTTGTTATCACGCCCGAACTGAACGCGAAAAGCAAACCTATCACGGAGAAAAAGGCCAAAAATTCGGCATCCATGAACGATGTCGAAAAAGAACCGCAAGAATAACAAACAGGGCCAAAATCCCCGGCAGCCGTCAACCGCCGCCCTCGCCCCGCAAAGTACCATTGCGTATGACACCTTTTTGAAGTCATACAAAGAAGGTGCGCGGGCGGTCAAAGACATTGACAAACGGCTGAAAAATTCCATCCCAAAAGGCTTCCAATTTGACTGGCTGAATAATGTCCAGTACAACAATATCATTTACCCCATTGATAAAATCCCTGACAGGCTTTTACGGTTATGTGAACGCCGGAACCCCATTGTCGGCGGCGCGATAACGCTTCGAATTCAGGAGGCCATAGAATTTAGCCACATTTCCCATGATGGTGATACCCCAGGATGGGAATTCACCTTGCGGGACCCCAAAGAGAAAATAACCCCTGACCGTGAAAAGCAAAAGGAATTCCTTGAACGGCTTTTACAGTATGGCCATACGGACGATTACACCTCATTCAACCTGGCGGATACGCCCCCCACGATAAAAGACCGCATGACCCGGTACGTCCGGGACCGGATGGTCATTGACAAAGTGGTATGGGAAATCGAACGGGATGTCAAAGGGCGAACCGTCGCCTTATGGTGTATGGACCCGGCGACCATTTTTCCGGTCCTTCCGGGAGGTTTTTATGGCAGCACGTCACAGATAAGTGCCGGGATGCAAGTCGGATTCAATAGCCTGAATGAAAAAATCCGTCATGCCCGCCTTGAAAAAATCCCCCCGATTGAAAAAATTATTTATGTCCAGGAACTTTTGTACGGGATGTCCGGCGGGGGGATAACCGCCGCATGGGAAGGCGGAGAACTCATTTACGACATATCGAACGACCTGAACGATGTCCGCTATTATAAACAGGGATTTTCCGTCGTGGAAAAGGCAAACATGGCAATCACGGCTTTTATCAATGCCATGAGTTATAATAGCAATGGTCTGTCCCGTGGGGCCGTCCCAAAAATAGGGATCGCCATGGGCCATGAGGCCGGGTACACCCAGGAACAAATGGAAGACTTGCAGGATGAATGGATGGCGAACTTTGAAGGGGTTGACGGGCAATGGAATATCCCCCTTTTGAATTCCGACGCGAAAGTCCTCCAGTTAATGCCGAATAACCGGGATATGGAATACCAGGTATTCCTTGAATTCATGGGGGCATTGATATGCTCAGAAATGGGCGTGGACCCCGCTGAAATGGGGCTGCGTCTTAATCAAGCTCAAAACGTACTCTCAGAAAATCAAGATGCAAAGATGATTTTTTCAAAAGCGCGGGGACTGCGGGACTTGCTCGGCGGGTTCGCGTATATATGCAATGACTGGCTTCGGATCAGTGGATATGAATGGGCGGAAGACTGGCTTTTTACATTCAACGGACTGTCAACGGAAGACAAGGGCTTCGAGGCCGATCTCAGGCGGAAAGCGATTGAAACCGATATGACAATCAATGAGTCCCGGAAGCTCCGGGGCAAAAAGCCAGACCCTTACGGTGATATTATCTGTAACCCCCATTATATCCAGTACAGAATACAGAAAGAACAGCAAGAGGCCATGAGTAGTGGCAATGCTGACGGTATGGGCTCGGACGGGTCAGAGGATGGGGGCAGGGACTTTTCCGATCAAGGGGGCGGGGATGATAACGGCAATGGCGATGGTGACAATGGTGATGATGATATCGATGATATCGTTGACGAGGCCATGGATTCCATAGACGACGATCAAGATCTTGAAAAAGCGATAATTTTAATTTAGGGGTTTTTTACCATGGCAACAAATAAACTGAATTTACGGCATTGCGTCGTGACATATCTCAAAACGGAATATGAAGTCAATATCGGCGTGGCAGACTTGTCGGAAGTTGACGGGATTTTACAGGACTGGGCTCTTGACAAATGGGGCGTCGAACTTGACCTCCCCACGGCCCTAGTGTCAAACGAGGCCATTACGGACTTCGCCACGACCCTGGCGACCGATGACTATGTATATATCAATAGCCCGGTGAGCGCATATCTTCGCTTGCCCAGGTTCGCGGGGATATCCGGGACGCTCCCGGTCCTCCCGACGGCCCTTGACGACAATGGGGCGTACATCGTGCCGACCTGCCTTGCGTACCTATGGTCCCAGGCGGGCATGACCGGATATTTCGGGGAATATACCATCCCTGAAAGTCAAGCCTTCATCCCTTCGTCAGGGATCAATTATATCGGGATTACGTTTAACGCCGGGGTCCCCATGTATCAGATTTACACGTCCTGGGCGTCGTTCGATTTTTCATCGATCATCCCGGTTGCCAAAGTGCTTGTTTTTGGCGGGGCCATTTACAATATCCCCTGGGGGCAGTCTGGCGACGGGCTCCCTGAAAAGCTGCTCAAAATTCTGGACCGCCGGAAACCGTATGAAATCCTTGACCCGTACACACTGTCTCAGCTTAACTTGTATGTGTCACTGGGGGCCATCAACGTGCAGCATGGGGACAGTGAAATTGCCTGCCTTGTCATGGACACAAGCCTGACCGGGAATGATATGTACTTGTACTATCTTGACAGCAGCCTTGTCTGGCAATATTCAAAGGTATCAACCTTGAACAACACGCAGTATGTTTCCCCCCTGACCGGAATTCAAACCCTTGCGGGAGGGAAATATGTTATCAACTACCTATACCGGGTTGTCGGGTCAAAACTGCTTATGTTTACCGTCCTTTCGGACACGTTCGATACCCTGGCCGACGCCCTGGCAGCTGGTGAGCCAGACAGCCTTCCGGCGGTGATATCGGCGTCTGCGGTGTGTGTCGGGCGCGTCGTGCTTCTTAAAAGCGCGACCACGGGGGTCGTGCAGCGGGTGAGCAAGGTGCAATTCGCGCAATACGGGCAATAGTCCTTATTTTTTTTTCAACGGGTCAATCTGGTACGGTCATAGCGCGATTATGATATGGGTAAAAAGGGATTCCAAAAAGTAAAGTACATCCGCGAACTCAATGAATATTGGGACGCGTATATGTACGCCCTGATTAACGAAATAACGGTGGGGGTCGCCATTGCCCTGGGACTTCCGGAAAAACAAGCCTATGCCCTGGCCCGGAAACGCCCGGAAACACTTCAAAAAGCCGACTTTGCCGTCACGATATTCGACAAATTAAAGAAAATACTAAAATATTCAATAGCCCCGTTCCGCCTGAAAAAAAAGATTTTAGGGAAAGACCATATCACGCCCCAGGAATGGGCCGAAATAAGCAAAAGCCTTTCAACGTACTGGAAAGAGTACTCCGACAAAGTGGCGGAAGACATGACCGTCAAGGGCTTTATGTTGGGCCGGGACACGACGTACTATCGACGGAAAAAAGAACCATACGAAGAAAAAAGCCTGTATCAAGTGGCGACTGACCAGTATGGCGGGAAAATGCCGTCCAGTATCGCGGAAGCGTATAAAAATCATGACTTCGGCGTCAGTGAAAAACGGATATTGATAAATTCCCTGTCAAACGTATCCATGTACGTCACGGAAACCGACCAAAAATTGCAAAGCATGATCCGTCAGAATGTCACGAAAGGGATATTGAAGGGGAAAAGCGGCCCCATGATCGCGTCCGATATGTACTGGGACATCCAAAAAGAAGCCGGGTATGTGCCGTCAGGACAGACGGCGGAAACGATCAAAAAGAATTGGAACCGCATAAGTCAGTATGAAATGGCAAGCGTCTATGAGGCTGGTATCCTGGCCCCACACGAAGATGATGCCATGGAGTCATTGAAGAACCCGGAGAAGGCTCAATACTTTGTCAGGACCGGCGGGACGTGTAAATGGTGCAAATCTCGACAAGGGACCCTGACGCGCCTTGTCCCGGCAAGCATAGTGACCGACCAGAATGATGACAGCCTTTCATCCATGGGGATCAAAGACCCGAATACCGACATTGCCATATGGACAGGGAAAAATAATATCGGGTATTATTCGTACAAAGAACCTTCGTACCGTGTGTGTTGCCCAGCCCACCCACACAATACGGCCACGATGACCCCCATTGATTTGAAAAAGGAATATTACGACCCGAAGACAGATCGGGTCCGGGCAAAGCGTAAAGAGGTCAAAGTGGGGGATTATACCTATACCCCGCGCAGCCATGAGAAAAGCAAGGCCGAACGTGAGGCCCGGAAGCCCATGAAGATCGGAGAAAACCGGGTCCGGTTCAACGGGAACGTCTATGAAAGGGTGTCCCCTGGGGAATATAACCGGAAAAAGGCAGCATGGGATAAAGACCCGCGATTACCCATTCCGGTATCGACGGACAGCACTCGATATGACCGTATTTTCGGGGGGACATAGCGCGAACTATCGCGAAGGTTCGTAAATCCCGTGGATAATCCGTGGATAACCCGTGGATTTTTCGGGGGAAGAGGGGGGAAGAGGGGGGAAATGTACTTTCCCCCCTGAGAATATAGCAGATTGTCACGAAATCGAAAATAGAATATAGCAGATTGTCACGAAATGGGGATTATAGCCATATGGCGATATTTAACATAGATTCAAATGTCGTATTTGATAGCATACAGGCGGCCCTTGACGCCCGTGGGGTCGAAATGACTTTTGAGATGGTCCAGAAAATATATCGGACCATTGACAACTCACTCCCTGAATTGACTTCAGGCCTTTTGGAAGAAACATACGAAGAATGGCGGGAAGAGGCAATCGGGGCAAAGGGATGGGGGACGAAATACGTCCAGGCCATCCAGATAAAACAAACAGATGACGGCGGCAAGGTGTACCTTGACGAAGGGATCATGGATAAGGGGAGCAATAAACCGGCGTTCATGTTTGCTATGATGATGGAACGGGGCGTCAAGTCGTGGTCGATCAAAGATGCCCTCTTGAATAGCGAGAAAGCAAAGGTCGGGCCTGCCGGAATAAAATATATCATCGTGCCGTTTCCCGTCGCCACGCCATCCGCCGGGAAGGGCGGGGCAAAGCTGGCGTCAAAGTTCGGCGGGCGGAAAATGTCAAAGGATATGCACAGCCTTGTCAAAAAAGGGGAAAGCGTTCCCGAAGGAACGACAATTTCCGTGACAAATACCTTGCGGTCTTTTGATGTCGATGTGACCGGATTGACCCGGTATTCGACAAGAAAATTACACTCACAATATGGAATATTTAGATGCGTGAGTCAAAAATCTACTGGATGGATTTTTCCCGATACTCCCGCTGAACCAATTTTCCCGTCAGTCGTTGAATATGTTTCAAGAAGGATACAAGAAGAATTGAAAAAATATTGCGATGAAATTGTAAAAGAATTTAGCTAATAAATTCCCATTTAAAACCCCCAGCATATTTTCTTTTATTATTACAAACCATAGAAATATGGCATATTTTTAAATTATTTTCGGCTTCCGTTATACTATCCCATTCTCTTATAATTTTATTGGTATGGGCATCTATTTGATATATTTTTTTAGAAAATATACTGTTTTTCCCTTTTTTATTAAATGAATGATTTCTTGATCCAGAATTTGACTTTGATATCTTTTTTTTGTGTTCTTCTGAAAATTTTTTACCATAAAAAAAGTTTTTTTCTTCCTTTTTTGCCTCACTCATTTTTCTTTTAGATTCTTCGGAAAATTTTTTACCATAGTTCCATGGTTTTTTCCCATAATGTCCGTTTTTTTCTCCTTTTATGGCATTTCTTATTTTATTTTTAGTTTCAAAAGATACGATGCGTCCTTTATTTTTATTTATAATTTTTTGCTTGTGTTCGTCTGTTATCTTTTTCCCATACATAGGATTTTTTTCACCTTGTTTGCAAATACTCATTTTTAATTTAACTTCATCACTATGCTTCCTTTTGTAATTAGGTGATTTTTCTCCTGATAATCCCAGTTGTCCTCCTCCACCATCTGATAAATTATACATTGATGATCCACTTTCTTTGTATTTTTTTATGTAATTTATTTCTTCAATATTTAATTCATTTATGTCTTTGCAATGGCATAAAATTTCTTTTTTAAAATTTTCTTTTCCATATTTTTTTATAGCCTTTGATATTAAAACACCAGAGCCTAAATAATTTTTTATTTTTTTTGATGAATTTTTTCTTTGTCCAATATATATTTTCCCATTTATTAAATTAGTTGTTTTGTATATATACCCATACATATGTTTATCTATACCCCGTAATAATCGCGGGCTTTTATCCACAGTTTTTCCATGGAAGTTTGTTTCCCCCGTTCCATCGTGAGCCGGACGTAATTCCGATTGTAGCCCAGGGCCTTCGATAAAATTTCTGGGCTTCCCGCAATCTTGACGTAGATATCAAGTTTTTCATACAGGAAAAGGATCATATCTTTTTTGTTTTCTATGTAGTCCATGGCGTACAATCCATCAAAAATGATGGACAGTCAATTCTTTTTTTTGTTGTTGACAAATAAAAAAATACCGGAATAGTATTCGCAATTTGTCGCAGAGGACCATTATGGAAAAACAACATATCCGCGAACTGATTCAAAAAAAATTCATCTTCAATGATATCGAACGAATAAAAAAAGAATACTCCATTTCATACGGACAATACGCCCCGATAGAAATTACGCAAGCACTCAAAGACCGGAAGCCGGTTATCCTGAAAGACAGGATCGTGGTCGGCGTGTTTCCCGATGGTCTGTTTATGGACCAGGATGAAAACAAATTCAAGATTGAAAAGGACGTTGAAGGGATCATCGTCAATGAAAAGCTGATTGTTGACGAAGGCGTCGGGGACGGCGACATTCTTGCCATACCTGGCCGCCATGATTTTCTCGTTGACGAACGGTACGCCACATATATCGAACCGCTGCGCCTGGGGCCGGTCGTGCTCCCCCCCCATAGCCTGATAATCAATTTTGTCAATCCGACGGACGATCAAAAGAAAAAGAGGATCGTATCAGACCTTGTGGGCGCAAACGTCAATGTTTATACACAGTCCGGGGATTACATTGGGGATATCTTTCACGAATTCGGTCACGTTGTCTGGCGGTGCTGCTTGCGGTATGAAGAAAAGCAGAAATTCAACGAACTGGCCCAGGGGGTCCGGTCGGGCGCAATCTTTGAGTATGCCTGGGAGCACAAAGACGGGGAAGAGACTTTTTGCACGATTTACAAGTGGTATCTTCGGTCCCTCTATGTGAATAAGTCGTTTTTCAATATCCTTGACCATGAAGAGCCGGTCGCCCTGGGATTTCTTCGGGATATATTCGATCGACTGGCAAAAGAAAAGATCATTTCCGACGTATGGGACCTGACCAAAGACGATATTTACGAATACCTAAACCCGCGCCTTGACCGAACCACGGGCCGGTATATCCGCCGCCGGGGGGATCTTGACCGGATAAAAGACGTTGAAATCCCCCAGGGGGCCATGGACGATATCGACTCCATCCGGGAAGGGACCATGTACGTCAATCTTATGAAGGGACTGACAGTCCCGGTCACGGGCCGGAAGGTCGATTTTTCAAAGTGGCAATTCAAGGGGATGAAAAAGGCAATCGGCGAATATCGGAAGCCGATTATATACCTTGACATGGACGGCGTTGTCGCGGACTTCGTGCGGGGTTATAAAGAACAATTCGGGCGGAACGCATACAAGGATGATTCTTTTACGATCACGCACCAGTGCGCGACAAACCCCCATTTTTTTCGGACGCTGCCCGTGCTTGAAAGGGGCAGGACCTTGTATAACGACTTGAAAGACCGTTTTCAGATCGTTTTCTTGACGACGCCCATGGATGAATTGCCGTCGTGCCGTGCCGATAAAGTGGCCTGGGCGCGGGAACATTTCCCCGACGTTGAAACGATCATCTTTTCAAGCAATAAAGCCGAGTACGCAAGCCATGAAGGGTCAATCCTGATTGACGATATGGACTACAATCTCACGCCCTGGGCGGAAGCCGGGGGGACCGCCATCGACTTTACCGCCCTGACAAACGATAAAATCAAAGAGAAAATCAATGACGCCGTGCAGCCGAAAGACCGGGTTAAAATCGTCGGGAAAACGAACCTGACACCCACGGAAGCGCAAAAGGAAAGCGGGAATTATGCGAAAGGCGAAGTCATATACCGGGGAATGAAAATCAAAGTTGAAAACCCCGCCGGGTCCATCCGGTTCGGATGGGGGGAAGACGGGCTCAAATGGGTGAATCGTATGAAAGCCCATTATGGCTATATCGTCAATGGTGAGGATGGGAACGACGGCGACAAAGTGGATTGTTTCCTGAAAAAAGAAGCCACGGGCTCAAAGGTCTTTGTCGTCAACCAGGTCAATCCGGCGTCTGGGCTCTTCGATGAAATCAAAGCGATGCTGGGCTATGGGAATATCGTCGAGGCCGAACGCGAGTACATGGCCCATTATTCAAAAGGCTGGAAAGGATTCGGCGGGATAGTCCAGACCAATAGCAAAAAATTCAGGGAATGGCTTGACCATGGGAAGCGGACAGAGCCGTTTACGGGTAATTGATATGTTTGAAAATTATTCAGGAATATATCAGATAAGAAATATTACAAATAATAAAAGGTATATCGGAAGTGCTATATCTATCCATAAAAGAAAAATGGCTCATATTCGATTATTAGAAAACAATAAACATTACAACATACATCTTCAAAGGGCATATAATAAAGATGGAAAAGATAATTTTATTTTCGAGGTTTTATTGTTTTGCTCAAAAGATTATTTAAAATTCTATGAACAGAGAGCTATTGACGCCTATGATTTTTCAAGTGATTTATATAATATTATGCCGAACGCTAGAAGCTCAATAGGGATTATACTTAGTGAAGAAACAAAAATAAAAATTGGATTGTCCAATAAAGGTAAAAAACGATCAAAAGAATCAATAGAAAAATCTGCCTCAAAAAGAAGAGGAGTTAAAAAATCCGAGGAATTCAAGCAAAAATGCAAAAACAGACAATTGGGCAAAAAATATAGTGATGAAACAAAAAAGAAAATGTCGGAGTCGAGAAAAGGAGAAAAAAATCATAATTTTGGAAAAAAATTTTCCAAAGAATATCGTGAAAAAATAAGCAAATCTCATAAAAATCCTTCAGAAGAAACAAGAAAAAAAATAAGCGAAGCTGGAAAGGGACGTCGATGTTCAGAAGAAACGAGAGAAAAACATAGAAATGCCATGTTGGGCAAAAAACATACAATTGAATCAAAGAAAAAAATGTCTGATTCTGCAAAAAATAGAAGAAAATTATTCGGTGAAGAAAATCCTTTTTACGGCAAGCATCATTCCGAAGAAACAAGAAAAAAAATATCAATAAAAAAAAGTGGAGCTAATAATCATTTTTTTGGAAAGCATTTCACAGAAGAACATAGAGAAAAAATTGGGAAAGCGAATAGGGGCAAGAAACATTTTCGGTTTATAGATTTTTCAAAAGAACAAATCGATGAAATCGTAATTATGAGAGAAGATGGAAAATCATTTAGAGAGATAGCGAAAAAATTCAATTGTAGTCCTTCTACGATACTTTACAGGATAAAAGGTATAAAAAACAATGCTTTTTAAATTTTTTTCACCGTCTGAACTCAGGCGGGCCATAGAGGAAGAGATGCAGAAATGCGACGATCCCGTCCAGGCAAGTTATAACGCCATGGCCCGGTTGAAAAAAGAGAAAGCTCCCAAAGAACAAACAACCGTTGAAAAATTAAGGGCGTCGCTATAATGGCTTCTTTTATTAAATTGATTGAAAAATATTATCCCAATGGATGCGCTTTATTTGAAGATTTGAATCCATCTTTTGAAAAAGATGAGACATGGGAGTCTTTTCAAAAAAAACGAAATGTTTTTTTAAAAGAAATAGGTGTATCAGAATATGTCGATAAATACGAAAATGTTTAAATATAAAAAGTCAAAAAAAAATGACGAACTAATGAAAAAATATTTTCAGGATGGAATTGTGTTGAATACTCATATAAATTCTGACGAAGATTTTTTTAATAAAATATTAGATAAAGCTAAAAAAGAGAAATCACCCAAAGAACAAACGACTGTCGAAAAATTGAGGGCGTCGCTATGAACATCAAAAAAACCCTGAACTATATCCATGAACACCGTGAAAAATTCAAAGACTTCGATCCCCATGAATTCGCAATCGGTATCCAGGTCGAATTTGAGCACACGGACGACCCGGAAGAGGCCGCACAAATAGCGTCCGACCACTTGAATGAAAACGGAAAGTATTATTCAAAGCTCATGGCTGCCCGCCTTGTCGATGAAGAATTGAAGTACACAAATGTCATTGAAAACCTTTTACGGGCCGGGACGAAGATGGGAAAAGCAAAAACATCCATTCCGGATGATGGTATTGATGACGAGCGTTGGGTTAAAAATGCAAAAGCTATTATGGATAGTGAATTCAAAGAAAATTTGAAAGTTATTATGGAAAAAGCCCGCACCCACAAATACCTATGGCGGAAGCCGGACGGGAAAGGCCATTGGATTTATGGATACGCAGAGGACAAAAATCATCATGGGGGCAGCGCGAAGCCCGTGGCCCTTAATAAAAAAACAAACGCAATGGAGATAAAAGATTTAATCGGAAAAACGGTTGTAGGATATCGGTATGGAAAATCTCCGGAAAGTGGAAGATCATGGAACTCCCGAGAAAATAAATATGAAGACGGAGTGTCAATGGCAAAAATCGGACATATGGAAGAACTGAAAAGTTTTGCCGTAGGTAATTTAAAAGATAAAAAAATTAAAAAATATTATTATGAGGGAAAAATATCGGGCGAAGGTGGTGACGGGAATGAAATAGTATTATCTGATTTAAGAGAAATTCCTATTGATGAATATAAGCGAAAATTAAAATCACCAGGATTGATCGAAACAACCAATAAAATTGTAGAGAGCTTGGCCCAAAGGAGCAAAGACCTTATTGATAAAGGGTGGAATATAGGGCAATCCAAAGAACAGATTGAACAGTGGGAAAATAAAAACACAAAGCCCGTGGCGGGGAAGGAAGGCGGAAAGAATATAAAAATAATGGACCATGGTGCTGATTTTTATAAAAATAATCCAACAGAGTTAATAAATAGTATCATTGATTCCATAGGAGAAGATTATCCTGGGGGCGTGGGGTTTAGGGGGATATATAAAAAGGAACTAAATAAAAAAGAATTACATGATTCATTTGTATGGACTTCTCCGGGTGATGTACGAGGTGGTATTCCCGGAGAAGACGGAATAAAAGGGAGAAGATTGAATGGGACAAGCGTGTTTGAAATTTCTGGAAATTTTGAATATTCTTCAAAAAAAGAATTAAAAAATAATATTTCAGAAAACATAGAAAAAGTAAAAAATTGGGGGAACACTCCATATATTGCGATTGTAAAGGGAACCCTATCAACGGATGAACAGTATGATGATATTGGTGAAATCGTATTAAAAGATGCTGAAGTTGTTGGATATATTTTAAAAGAAAAATACGAAAATTCAAAAAAGAAAAAAAAGGAAGAAAAAGAGGAAAAGAAAGAAATTCGTTTTTCTTCGATGAATGAAACGAAAGATGGAAACATTTTAATTACTTTTAATGACAGAACGGATAAAGTTTATTCAAAAGAAAAGATGAAAAGTGTTGGAGGTGCTAACAAATTAATTGACTATGCAATAAATGAAAGAAAGCAAGAAGAAAAGCAATCCCCCGGCAAGAAGACCGACACGCCGCAATTTAAAGCATGGTTCGGTGACTCAAAAGTGGTCGATGAAAATGGTGAGCCCCTTGTCGTGTACCATGGGACAAATGGCGATTTTAATAAATTCGATAAAGATAAATTGGGAGAAGAAACAAGATATAATGCCGGGGATTCTCTTCTTGCGGCAACTTCTTTGTTAGGTTTTTGGGCGTCTTCAAATGATATATCAAAAATAAAAACAAGTCCTTACAAAAAATCCATGTCTTTGTTTTTCTCTATAAACAATCCTCTGGTCTTAGAAAATCTTGAAGAACTAACAGATTTTATTGAAACAAATTCAAATGAAATAAAAAAAATATATGATTTTGGTGGTAATAAAAATTTTAAAATTTTAAAAGATGAAGTAAATAAAATAATATTAAGTCTTAAAAAAGAAGGATATGATGGCATTATAATAAACAACGATGAGGAATTTGAAGGGAAAAGTTATATCGCCTTTGAACCCACGCAGATAAAGTCAACCGACAACGAGGGGACGTTCGACCCCAAAGAAGCCAATATGTTCAAAGCCGCAAAGAACACGGCAAAGCTCATAAAGAAAGTTATCGTCAATAAGCTGGGAATTCAACAAACGGTCTACGTCGCCCCGGAAGAGACAAAGACCGGATGGGTCAAATCGTTCATGGATTGGTTCGGGTTTACGGACAAAGGACAGGCGAACAAACGGCTTGAAAAGGACTACAAAGAGCAAGGGATTGACAAGATGGGCCTGACCTGGGACGGGTGGAAAGCCCACGTCTCGGAATACTTTCAAAACAAGGATAAATGGGATCGGTTCTTTTCAGGTGAGAAAAAAGAAAAGAAGGAAACGCCCAAACAGACCGACGCAAAGGTTAAAAAGCAGACCGGGAAGACCCCTGGCACGGCAAAATTCAAGTTATCTGTAATGAAAGCCATTCATGGCTTGTACGGGGTCAAGCCTGCAACTCCCCCCGTAGCCCCCCC